TGACCAACCCGCGCGGCGCCCGCTTCCCGAACTGTTACTGCCGCCTGTGGAATTTCAGCCGCGATGCCGCCGTCCTGGGCGAGCGTATTTTTCAGCTCGACATCGATGTCGTGATCACCGCCGCCCTGCGGCCGCTGGTCGAGTATAGCGAAGATTTCGTCGGCTGGACTGACAAGCGCTTCGAGACCCACAAGATAGCCGGCGGCGCATATATGTTGCGCACCGGCAGCTGGCCCGAGATATGGGACGAGTTTGACCCTTCTCGCTCGCCGGCGCTTGCCAAGGCATCCGGGTTTTTCGGTAGCGATCAGGGGTGGATGAGTTATCGGCTACAGGGACAGAAGGCGCGCTATGGCCGATGGAAAGGCGCCGGCCTGATGAAAATAAATTGGACCGAACCCCACGCCCGGCAGGCGCCCGCCGGCGCGCGCATGGTATTCACCAGCGGCGAAAATCCGCCATGGCATAGCGCAGTGCAGCGGCGTTACCCGTGGATCAAAAAGCACTGGAGATTGTAATCATGAGTCGCCGCCTATTTTTAGACGTTGGCGCCAACAACGGCCAGACCCTCGCCGCGGTCCTCGACCCCGCGCTTGCCTTCGACGCAATCGTGTGCTTCGAGCCGGTGAAGATCTGCCGCGAGCGGCTGGCCAAACTCGCCGACGGCCGCGTCAAGGTCGAGCCATTCGGGTTATGGAACCGCGACTGCGAAGAGATGTTATTTAACCCCGACACCAAAGGCGGCAGCCTGTGGCGCAAAGACAACGCGACAGATAAAGGCATAGAGCTATGTCAATTCCGCAAGGCCAGCGACTGGTTTGCCAAGAATGTTACTTATGCCGACACCGTCTTTTTAAAATTGAATTGCGAGGGTGCCGAGTGCGACATCCTTGATGATCTGCTCGACTCATGCGAATTCGAGAAGGTCAGCTTCGCCATGATCGACTTTGATGTCCGCAAGATACGTTCGCAAAAGCACCGCGAGGCCGAGCTCCGCCAGCGGCTTGCCCATATCCCGTTTCCCCGCGTGGCGTTCTCGCGCGACGTAATGGTCGGCGAGACTCACAATGCGCGAATACGGCACTGGCTCGATCTCGTCGAGCAAAAGGTAATCGCAACGTGACGACAACTTTGTCAACCATCGACCATGGATTTCATTACGTCGACGGCTGGTATTGTCCGCCCAAGATGAGTGGGCCGGCGTCCTACCTGCGCCGATCCCTCGAACTTGAGCAGCATATTGCGCGCCTGCGCGATCGGCGAGTCTGCGTCCAGGCCGGCGGCCATATCGGGATTTACCCGCGCAAGCTCGCCCAGGTCTTCGCTCGGGTCTACACCTTTGAGCCCGAGTGGCACAACTTTCACTGTCTGACGATCAACGCCGCTCTGCCGAACATCTTTATCGCCCGCGCCGCGCTCGGTAAAACTCACGCCGGCGTCGATCTGCTCCTCCACGGTAAAAACACCGGCGCGCATCAGATAGCGAAGACCGGCCCCGGTCCGATCCCGATGCTGCCGATAGATAGCCTGCCACTCGACTTCTGCGATGCAATCTTTCTCGACCTCGAAGGCTACGAGATCCCCGCGCTTCAGGGCGCCCAGCGCACGCTCACCAATCACCACCCGCTGCTCGTTGTCGAGGAAAACAAACATGGCAATCATCGCGGCTACAGCTATGGTGACATCGAGCGCCTGCTCGCACCGTTGAAATACAAAGTGATAGATCGAGTCGGTGAAGACTTAGTGCTTTGGTGAAGCCATGAACGATTTAACCCTTATAGTCCCATTCTATCGGAACAGCGCCATGTTGCGGCGCCAGGTCGAGGAGTGGAAGAAATATCCCCCGTGTATCATGGTGATCTGCGTTGACGACGGCAGTCCGGAGCCAGCGCTGCCGATCATCACCGGCAGCACCGAAAGAGAATGGATCGACGTGACAGATCATGACGTCACAGTGCCATATAGCGAACCTCCGCAATCGATTCAGCTTTACCGTATCAGCGTCGACATACCATGGAACCGCGAAGGCGCCCGCAACCTCGGCGCGCACCACGCTAAGACCGAGTGGATCATCCAAGTCGACATCGATCATATCTTGCCGGCCGACGCCGTCGAAAAGCTGCTCAATTACAAGCTCGATAGAAATCGCTGGTATCGTTTTCCGCGGTGGCGCCGCGGCCGCGCCGACGCCACCCGCAAAAAAGACCGACTCCCCGATGAGTCCGAGTATGGTCCGATTCACCCGCACGTCGACAGCTATCTTGTCCGGCGGGAGATTTACTGGAAGACAGGCGGCTATGACGAAGACTATTCCGGCGCCCTGGGCGGCGGCAACGCCTTTCTCAAACGGCTTGAAGAGGTCCAGCATGTCGAGCTACTGCCGCCGCCAATCCGGCTTGAGGTCTACACGCGAAGCGTAATTCCCGACGCAAGCGATTGGTCGCTTTCGCGAGACACCAGCGAATGGCGGGCCCGCCGCCAGCGCAAGGAAACCGCCGGCGACACGACGCCGAAAAACCCGTTGCGCTTTTCGTGGGTGAGGGAGCTATGAGATACGGTTGGATCAAAAGCGAGTGGGACACGCTGACAGAATGCTCAGAGGGCAAGTCGCTCGCCCGCTTCGGCGACGGCGAGTTGAAACTGATGGACGGTCAGGGTTATTTCCGCGAGCCCGGAAACGACAAACTCGGCGGCGAGCTGCTAAAGGTTTTACAGTATCCCGCTGCAAATCTCTGTGTCGGCATCCCGACGATGAGTCCAGACGGCCCGAAGTTTACGAACTGGTGCCGCCACGCCGAGCGCTTCGCCAAGCTGCTTAATCCCGACGTGGTTTATTACAGTGCTTTCGTCACTCGGCCCGACAGCGCGCCCTGGATTCAAACCAAAAACTTCGCCCTCTTGTTCCAAAGTCTGTGGGAAAAGAAGCGGGTGACCGTCATGAGCGAACGCGACAACAAGATATTCACCCTGGTGCAGCGCACCGCCGGCAAGTTGAAGCACGTCGCCTGCCCGCACAGCGAGGCCTACGGTAAGATCGACGAACTCGAACAGGCGATCGTCGAGACCGAGCCAACAATCGCGCTGCTGTCCTGCGGCCCGACGGCGACATGCCTGGCCAACCGCCTCGCGCTGCGCGGTATCCAAGCCATCGATGTCGGCAGCGCCGGGGGCTATTTACTCAAGCTGCTGGCGTGAGGTCTGCGCTTGATTAAGAAATGCTTGCGCGCCCCGTCGCTTTGCGCTATCGTCACCACAATTTATTTTTCTGCCGGACGCCGACGGGCGGAAGCGGCAGCGTCGATCAGGCGAGTTTCAAAGCCGAATCCGTGCTCGGCGGATTCGGCTTTTGTTTTTTCTGATTATGCCAATCGCATGGACACAAGAAGACCTCGATCAGCTGAAGGACGCTATCTTGAAGAAGGCGTCCGGTAAACGATTGACCAGCGTCGACCTGGGCGGCCGCATGGAGTCTTACGCCGACGCTCCCCTCGATCAGTTGCGCGCGCTGGCCGAGGAGATCGGCGCCAGCTTGACGACTGCAACGCGGCCGCGGGTATTCCGCGCGCGCTATGAAAAGGGTCTTTGATGTTCGAGTTCATTCGTAAAGTCTTCAGACCACGCGCGGCCTACGACGCCGCCGCCACGGGCCGCCGTCTAGGCGTGTGGCGCCCCGGCATGGTCGGCCCCAACGAGGGGGTCTTGCGCGACGTTGAGCAGATCCGCGCGCGCGCCCGGGATCAGGTCCGCAACAATCCATGGATCTCGCGAGGTATCAAGTCATGGGAGGCCAATGAAATCGGCTGCGGCGTGACTATGAAGTCGGCCGCCCCCGATGAAACCTTCCGCCAGGAAGTCGACGCTCTGTGGAACCGCCAGGCAAAATACATGGACGCCGATGGCATGCTCGATATTAACGGCATGGTTAGGCTCGCCGTCCGGACGCGCCGTGCTGCCGGCGAGATATTTATAAGGCGCCGGCCACGCCAGCTTTCAGACGGTCTGCCGGTGCCGATCCAATATCAGCTACTTGAGCCAGAATTTTGCCCCGTGAGCTACACCGACTTGAGCGCGCGGATCTACGGCGGCGTTCAATTCAACGGCATCGGCAAGCGCACGACATACTGGATGTATCGCAACCACCCCGGCGACGGCGCCTTGTTCGGCGGTGTGTCCGCTTACGATCTCGTGCCGGTGCCAGCTGCCTCCATCTTGCACCACTACGACCCGCTGCGCCCCGGC